GATGTCATCCCGAACCGCAAATGTTTTTCCGCACCAGGCGTACAGAAAAAGCACTCCGCATAACCCACATCAGCCGGCCTGGGGAAACTTTCGGCACCATCATGACCGCATATCATACGGCTGTCCTTTGCTTCTTTTGTCCGCAAACAGACCGTACAATCTATGTTCGCCCTTAACACCGCCGGCATAAGTCGATCCGATATTGATGGTCGCTGCGTTGCGATAATTAAGTGAATGTTGGCGGCTCGCCCCAGGATGGCGATCCTTTTTAGGCTGTCTTTGATGCCTTTGATTTCGGCGATTTCGATAAACTCATCGACTATAATATAGATATCCTGACCGTCCCATTTACGGATCTTTTTTAATTTCATTCGCCGGTATCGGTTTTCCATGACACGCTCGGCAAACAGAAACGCCTTTGTTATTCCTTTTGTGGTGGTATAATGCCCCAGGCAATGCGGAACCGATTTATACATAGATAACTCGACTCGTTTCGGATCGATCAAAATAAGACCGCATCCGTCTTTTTTGTGCGTTGCTGTTATCGGAAGTTTGTTGTGCAGAATGTATCCGCCAATAATATTATTGATAACGACCGATTTTCCGCTTCCGGTAGCGCCGGCAATAAGTGTATGAGTCTGCTTGCAGATATCCGCGCAGAATGCGTAATATCTGTACTCATCGACTTTCGGAATTTTCATCTTTTTCACCTCTTTTCACATATTCGGCCATAAGAATGCGTAAAACAGAAGAAGGAGTCATTCCATTTACCGCCGCCGTTTTTTTGAATGATTCAAACAGATCCGCCTCGAGTCGGATGTTCAGATTCGTGTTTTTCTTTTTCATTAGTTCACGCCTCCGATTCTCTTGTAACAAAAATAATGCGATAATTAACGACCCCTTTTGACCATAATAAAAAGCATTTCATTGACCACCGGTCAGCCAGGAAAGCAGAAGAGAATTTTTTGTAAAAATGCCATCTGCGCCCATCATCATGCAGAAGAGTAAAAAAGTACTTTTTCATTTTCGGTCCCCCTTTAAAGGATAGTAATAGATAACATACATGGTTTCTTTTCCGCCTAAACTGACAGAAGACATAATGTGTATTGGTCGGTTCAGGACGGACTTATAACATCTTTCAGCTTTGGCAGAAGAGTTAAAAGTGACTGACAGTATCACGGCTCTCCTCCCATCTCAAACGGAAACAATCCGAGTATGCCCCTTAACGGAAACGGTTCGACCGGCTGAATGTTATCAATTTTCCAGGCGTATCGCGCGCCGTCATAGAAACCCCATTTGCGTTCTTCTTCATTAGCAACCAGCTCTGTTGGGACACAATCGGTAAGAATGCCTTTTGCCACCACCATGCCAGGACGGAACGAGTCTTTTTTGATAAACGACAGAAGCGGGTTTTTCGTCCATCCGGTGAATTCCCTTAAAGACGTTTGCAGATAAATTTCACCCCTATAATGAGTCTGCGTTGATCTTGTTTCATAATGCTTTAAACCCAACAGAAAAAGCTGTATATACGGCTCTTGTATCGATAACGCGTGTTTTTTCATAAGCTGACTCCTTTTTGCATTTCAGCCTTTAAAGACCGATTCCGTGCGTAAAATTTCGTAGAATCGTCATCCGGCTCGCCATAGTAGAAACTTACGACCTCCGCCGTCATTAGTTCACCAAAAGCGGAATAAGTGTTTTCCATAAGAAAAGTTGTGTCAGAAGACGGACAATATTCAGCCTCGATTTTCACAATCGGTTCGGTTTCTTTTGCAATTTCTTCAGCCTTGAAAAGATAGGCATAAGACTCTTTTATGGCGTCCAGGTGATAACATATATCTTTAAAGTCGTGCTGTCGTTCAGCCATTGAAAGATTATCAAAACACACGTCCAACATTGCCTTAATGTTTTCGATCTCATCCGCCACCGACAGAAGAAGAAAACAAGTGTTTTTGTCAATCTGTACGGCGTCGGCACATCTGCTTTTAATATCGGTCATATTGTATCGAAAATCGGAATCGTTCAAAATTTGAGTTAATGAAACATATGGCGGTTCATCGATCCCAATACGGCTTTTATCGACCGCAAAGAAGAACTGCGGCAGAATCTCTTTTAATGCCGTATGAATGGCGGATCGGATTTTATCCTCTGTGGCCGTATCAATGGCGTCATTCTGTGCCAAATAAACGACAGAAGAAGAATACAAAAGACTCGCCGTTTCGGCGTTGGTAAGCAATGCCGCTCCAAGATCATCACGCAAAACACCATATAATGAAACGTCAACATTGAAATCGGTCCCATCCGACAGAACGCCGGAAAATTCCACATTGCCCACCGGCGGCAGAGTATTAATAGAAACCGACTTTATATCTTTTTCCGAAAATCCCTTGACACAGTATCTCATTTTTTCACCGCCTCAACTTTCCAATTTCGGTTATAAAACGTATTCAGCGCAACAACGTCATAATGTCCGCTAAAATCCGCCGTAACGCCGAATTTGGCGCAAGTGGTAGCGAAACGCATTACATCCCATTTATAAGCGAATGTATGCCGATATTTGAAAACTCCGGCAATGTCCGCATTGTTTATAGCCTCCGCACGCGTCATGCCGCTAGTGATCCGCATGCCGGTGGAAACATCCGACAGATTCCAAAATCCACAATTGCACGTTTTATAGACAAACAAGCCACAATCAACGCCGTCAAGATCGACTCGGTATCCGCTCACCATTTCGGCGGCTTTTCCGCCTGGGGCAAACTGGCTCCATTTGTGAATGGCAAAATTGCCTTTTTTATAGTTGATATCCATTTTTTAAATTCCTCCTATTGTATAATTTGCTTTTAAAAAATCCCCCAGGACAACACCCCCAGTGGAGTCGCTACCATTGGAAACTAGCACAATAAATCTATTACCGCGTCCGCCAGGGAATCAAATTTGCCATCCCTCATCATAGTTATAATCAAATTAGCGAAAAAGTCGATTACGGAAACAAGGTCATTAGTGTGTTCAATCAAGTATTCAATATCGGTTTCCGCAAAGTCATAAACGGATTTCACGATATCGAAAGCCTGGCCGTTTTTGTCCGTAACTGTCGCGATTTTATCCATAGAGTCCGACGCCGACAACAACCGTTTAAAGTTGTTTCGCTGATTCGCTGACATAATTTTTATGTCGTATGTGTCCAAAATATGGACTCTGCCACCTACAACGACTCCGCCGATATCGACAGACCCCCGACTCCCAGCGTCATAAATAAAGAATCTTTTCATTGCTTACACCTCCCAAATTCGCCCCAGGTCCAGGACCATAAACATCTTGACAGTGTGCCGACGGTTTTTAGCCGCCAAAAAAGCCTTGATAACTTTCGCCATTTTTTTTATCCTCCTATTTTTAAATGGTTTTCACATTGCCTGATAACTTTTCCAAAATGTTTAACTGTCTTTTGGTAAGCAAGCCGCCGCAGTAAGACTCGTTTAACAAAATGCGAAAATAGTACGCGTCCTGATCGCCGCCGGCGGTATAGATCGCACCCAAAAGTTTCAAGATATAATTGAAATAACACCGCATAAAATAGCCTCCATCCATTTAATGTTTGACAAAATCAATATTTCTATTAGCGAAACATCCGCAGCCGTGCGCGATACAATCGGCACAAGTCCAAACGAGTCCAGCGGCTTTTGCCGTTTGATTGGGGCAAACACAATCCGAATCTTTTGCGGCTGCCTTTTCAATTACTGACCGAGTACTGAACCCATACGGATTATTTACAGCATATCCGTGGCCTAAAAGGCTGTATCCAATATGCAAACTTGACGGAATGCACGCGGACGAGTCGCCGTTTTCGGCACAGTATTCGTTCACTATGTCGTGTCTTTTGGTCATAAGCAACGTTTCAACGTTGGGATATTTTTTGCAAACATCAACAACATTTCGGAAGTATTCCGCGTTTGGGATTTCGCCATCAATGTGCCACCTGAAAGCAATATCTAAAGCGGAACAATATCTGTACGCCATATCGACAGCCGCCCAAAATACCGACTCGTTATTTCGGTAAATGTCCGTATTGTTATTGTACGACTTTTTAACGCTTGCCTTGAGTTCCGTCATTTTCCGCGCGTAGCAATACTGATAACAAGGCCATGACGGATCGCAAAAGTCATTATTTAAAGATACAGACATAACACCGCCGGTCTTGATATTCCCTTTTGAAAAGGTGACGCCAAAAAAAGACTCTTTGCCATATTCGGTCTTTTTTGTCCCTGGCTCGACCGAGTGAGCGCATTTTAAACAATGGGGACAATTTCCGCAACAAGCCGCCACCGATTTTTTCACTACTGTCATTTTGAAGTCCTCCGCTAAAATAGTTATATGATCCGCCAAAAGCGTACAATGTAGGCGGAATTCCGCCCATGTTTCATACTGTTATTATACAACTAATTTGGTTGTGATGTCAACACAAAAATACAATAACAGTAAATTAAATAATAGCGTTACGGTTACCGCACTTGGGTACGGATATTGACGGAATGATATAATTTGTGTTATAATTCAGCCAAAATATAACGGAAATATAACAAAACGCAAATAAGCAACAAAAGGCACACAAGCCATATAAATATACTAAATGCGGACAAAGTGCCTTAAAATGGCTTTAAATGCGTTACAATGCCCACATAACTAAATTGGTTTATATCGGTTTGAATTATGCACAAAGTGAATAATAACAACATAACAAAACATAACAAACTAACATTGTCCGATTATACGGTTGAATGCGATTTAATCATTGACGGAATAGCCGCCGAGCTGGGGCCGGATCGCCTTTTAATGACCGACACTTTCAATGGAGCGATCTTGCGAATCTCCGCCCAGGTGTTCAACGTGCACACATCTGGAAAATCTAAACCGGCAGCTGCGCCGCATAATTTCGGTAGCTGTATAGACACCGCCGACGCCGACATAATAAAAGGCCTATTCGATTATTACTGTAATTTATGCTTGAAGTATAACCAAAAACCTTACGCGATTCAGTTTTTTACCATGATAAACATAAGTTACAACACTTATAAAGAGTGGTTATTTGGTTCCCGTAATGTATCAGCTGATTTAATGAATGTGTGTAGATATATTAATCAAACTGAAGAAATGACCCAAGTGGCGGCAAGTGATGTGAAAAGTATGTTCCGCTTAAAGTCAATGCATGGATACTGCGAGACTCCCCAAGTGATCCAAGTGTTTAATGCACCGATAGATGATGTCGGCAAGCTTATGGAAAAGTACAAACATATGCCTATAGCCGATATAAAAAACAGTGATTAACGGAATAATTATAAATAATATGCGGATCGCGTTCCCTGGGTGCCGATATTCGCTGTTTTTACGGCGTTGGATTTCGCAAAATAGTTATTTTACGAAATATTACAAGGATTCCGCAATTCCTGGCGGCGGCTGTGCCTACCTGACCGCCCCCCGCCTGGGGGTTATATCGCACCCACGCCAATCCCTGGTCACCCCCCCCGAGTAAATTTATATAAAAAAGACCCATAACATGGAGAAGTAATGAGTAAAGCACTTAAAGAAACAGCGGAGTTAATAAATCTGATTACTGGGTATGATAAGCATAAAGACAAAGTAAAGGCGGAGTATGTTAAAGACCCGGAGCGTTTGAGAGATTGTTATTCGGGGTTGTACAACTTGAAGCACAGCGGAATGTGTGACAAGGATGACAAGGAGTACTATCTGCGGTGGAGCAAAGCACTGAAAGGATATTGCCGGACATTCTTTGAAGCGACACTTGATAAGGCGTATGACGAATTGTTTTGGCAGTATATGTTGTTTGAAGCACCGGAAGTGTTTGAAAGCTACCTGTTCTACACGGAGAGTAAGCGTGACCCGAAGAAACAGTTCTACTTGCCGAGGTATAACACGCTGAAGTGGGTTGTACAGGACTTGCAAGACCTGGAAGATGGGAAGTATGACTTCTACGGATTGTCTCTTCCGCCTCGCGTGGGGAAATCAACTCTGTGCCTGTTCTTCATGAGCTGGCATATGGGTCGGCAGCCGAATAGCCACAATGGTATGTCGGGGCATTCGCAGATATTGGCGGATGGGTTCTATGACGAGTGCCTTAATCTGATGGGGCCGGAGTATCGGTTTGCGGAAGTGTTTCCAACGGCAACATTGCGTAATAAGTCAGCCGAGAAGAAAGAGATCCTTTTGGGTGACCCTGACAGATTTGCGACTCTTACTTGCCGAGGCATTGAGGGAACTTGGACAGGCGCTGTTGACATATCGAGTGATGGCATCTTGTATGTGGATGACCTTATCCGTGACCGAGAAGAAAGCCTGTCGCCCATTCGTTTGGAGAAGAGATACCAGGACTACCTGAATGTGCTTGTTGACCGAAAGAATGATGGCGCAAGGGAATTGATGGTCGGAACGCGATGGAATGTTCTCGATCCGCTTGGCCGCATCGAAGAGAAGTTTGCAGACAATCCAAGATATTTGTTCCGGCGGATACCCGCGCTGAATGATAATGACAAGTCGAACTTTGAGTACAAGTTTGGCAAAGGGTTCAGTTCGAAATACTATCGTGACATCCGGGCGAGGCTTGACAACAATGAGTGGCAGGCAAAGTATCAGCAGAAGCCGTATGTCAGAGAGGGATTGCTGTTTGAGAATACCGGACTTCGATACTACAACGGAGTACTTCCGGATGGAGATTGCAGAGCGGTCGCAGTCACGGATGTTGCCTGGGGCGGCGGAGATTCCCTGTCTATGCCGATTGGGATGGAGTACGACAATGGGGATGTATACATTTTCGATTGGGTGTTCAATCGTGGCGTAAAGGAAGTGACGATACCCATAGTTGTCGGAAAGATAGTGGAAAACGGCATCAAGATGATGCAGTTCGAGGCAAACAATGGTGGCGATATGTACTGCGAGGCGGTTGACACGGAACTACGGAAGAACAACTATCGATGTTCGTGTTCGCACAAGAGGGCGCCGTCAACAATGGCAAAGATGACAAAGATCATTGCGGCAAGCGGTGACATCAAGCGGCGGTTTCTTTTCCTTGAACCGGCAAAGAGAAGTCAAGAATACCGAGAGGCGATGGACGAGTTGGTGACATTTGTGCAGATCGGAAAGAATCTGCATGATGACGCTGCCGACAGTTTGGCACAGCTTGTGGACTTCATCGACAACAATGGGCGTGTAGCAAAATCAACGATAATGAGTTCCCCGTTTTGAGGTGAGAGAGATGGAAAAGGGCATTCTGAAACAGTATCAGGATTTAAAAGCGGAGATCAAAGAAAACCAGGCACGGTTGGAAAGACTTCAGGCCAGGTTGGACAGGATAAATGACGAAGGTTTTGTCGTAGATACGGTCAAGGGCGGAGAAGGTGGCATCCAGCACTTCAAAATCGAGGGGTTCCCTACCGCAGAGCATTCCAGGGTAAAAACAATGCTTATCATGCGGCAGTCAATGTTGAACACCCAAATCAACAAAGCAATCGACCTGGTGACCGAAGTTGAAATGTTCATTCGTGATGTTGAGGACCCATATTTGCGTAGAATAATGCGGTTTCGGTATATTGACGATCTTTCCTGGGTCGAGGTATCGCATAGAATGGGTGGTGGCAACTCTCCGGAGGCTATGATTATGGCGATTAACCGATTTTTTGAAAAAAAATAAAACAAAAAGGGCAATTCGTTATGTTTGTTAGTTTGCTATGTGCTACACAGTAGATGGCAGAGTATCTACAAGGCACGACTTGTGCCTTTTTTTAATTCTTTTTCGGAGCAAGAACCACGATGATGACGATTGACAATTATTCAAACGAGGCCGTTGGCGGGTTAGCCGGTAGACGGAGAATCTATACCGACTACGAAAATATCGATGGCAAGAATGTTGTCGATGTGCTTCAGAAGTCGATGGCTATACACGAACAGAACATCCTGGCAATGCGGTATTTGCTCAACTACGAAAAGGGCGTGCAGCCACTGTGCCGAGAGAAGAAGATCCGTTCGGACATCGATATCGAGATTGCCGACAATGTCGCTAATCAGATTGTCGAGTTCAAACTTGGGTATAACTGGGGAAATCCAATTAAGTTCGTCCAGAGAGGCAACAAGGATTTCTCCGGGAACAACCCGGATACGGATGACGATGCCATCACTCGCCTCAATGAGATGAATGACGAGGAAATGTCATTTGCGAAAGACCAGGAGTTGGCAAGATATGTTGAAATCTGCGGACTTGGGTATCAGCTTGTCGATTGCAAGCGTGATGATAAAGCCACAAGCGTTTTTGACCTTGTAACGCTGAACCCGCTGTTCGCATTCGTTGTATACCGCAATGATGTGTACCAGACCCCAATAATGGGTGTCACATACCGCAAAGACCATGTCGGGAATAGGTTTTACACCTGCTACACGACCGAAGCTGTTTACATCGTCAAGAACTGCGGAACGCAGCAGTACGATGAGAACAACGAGCAGATATTTGAGTGGCGTGAAGATATCCGTTCCGGAGAAAAGAACCCGCTTGGGATGATCCCGATTGTTGAGTTCTTCCGAGCATACGACCGGATGGGATGCTTTGAACGGCAGATCTCCGATATGGATGCCCTTAACATCGAGGTTTCCGATTATGCGAACAACATTGCACAGGACACCCAGGGAATGTGGTGGGGCAATGATTTCGAGTTTCCGGTTGACGAGAACGGAAAACAAATCAAACCGGTAGGTGGCCAATGGATAATGACAAAGACCACTGCCAATGGCAAGGCACCGACCGTGCAGTCATTGGAGAGCCGTTTTGATTACAATGGGGTTCAGGCAAACATCGAAAGCAAGAGAAACCTTATCCTGCAGAAGTGTTATGTTCCGCTCCAATCAGACCCCGGCGGTGGAAGTACCGCATCGGCTATGAGCCTTTCAAGTGGATGGAGCGCAGCCGAGGCAAACGCCTGCAAAGAAGAACTCATCATCAAACGAGCAAAACTCCAGGTGATTGCCCTCGAACTCAAGGCAATTGAACTGTCCGGACGGATCAAACAGAATGACCCGCTCCGCAAGTTACGGCTTTCAGACATAGATGCAAAATTCACACGGCAGAAGACCTTCGATCTTGGAACGAAGACCAATGCTATGGTGACGATGATTAAGAACGGAATCCACGGTCGTATCGCAATGCAGACTGTCGATTTGTTCCCTGACATTGCACAGGCATGGGCAGATTCAAAGGATCTCATCGAGAAGTACCAGGAGAATCTGTTCAAGAAAGAAGAGCCGAAGCCGGTGGAAGAAACAACGGACAATCCGCAGGCAGAAAACGATCTCCAGGACATCACTGGTCAGAAAGTCAATTCGCCGTTAGTGGATGGAATGGAAACAAAGGACACAGAGGCTACGAAGTAAATGGATACGACCACATTAAAAATTGACGAACTGAATGTCTTGGACGATGTGGTCGAATACTTTGCTCCGATGGGCATTTCGGACAAGCAGAAAGAATATCGTGTCAAAAAGGCAATGGAATGCATCGGTGATTTTCTGTTTATGCTCGTTTGGATCGAAACTCTGAATGAACACGGACAGAATGTCGATTGGGAAAGTGAACTGAAAAAACTCAACACGAAGCTTTCAGCCCATTTCGGCAAGGATGCAAAGGATATCGTGAACTCCACGACTATTGATGCACTCGATGTCACAAGACGTCACCCTGGCGAAGAATATTTTTTCTCAAAAGAGAGAGCGGTAAATCTTGGCATCGGATTGGCGAGTGATGTCGCAAACGAGGAAGACTTCAACGAGGCATATGTAAGTGGGGCAAACTTCAAAACATGGCACACAATTGTCGATGGCCGCGAAAGGGAATCCCATCTTGTTTTAAACGGCAGAACGATACCTATCGATGATACTTTCGTTGTCGGTGACAGCCTTATGCGGTTTCCGAGAGATTTGAAGTACGACCCTGAACTCGACCAGGTCTGCAATTGCAGATGTTGGCTGACATTCAAATAAACCGAGACGTGATGTCTCGTTTATATGGTGCAGAGAAGCACCTAACAATTCACAAACAGCAGAGAAGCTGACAAACACAAAATCTTTATTGCAGAGAAGCAATTCAAAAAACACGAAAGGAAAAAGAATATGGAACCTACTGATAAGATTCTGACAGACCAGGAAAATGGGACACCCGCACAGAACCCCACAGAGGGAGGACACGGAACGGAACAGCCGAAAACAGTTGAAGAACTGATGGCCGAGATCGCCGGACTTAAACTTGAAGCACAGCGCAACAAGACCGCCCTCGACAAGGCTTTGAAAGGCAAGGGTGAAGCTGAAAAGAGTCTCCGAGCAAGGATGACTGCAGAAGAGCAGGAAACCGAGGCAAAGAGGCTTGAGAGAGAACGCATTGATGAGGAACTTGCCGGACTCCGCAAGTATCAGCAGACAAACGAAGCATTGAAAAGATATATGATCCAGGGAATGCCCGCGGAACTCGCGCAGAAGGCCGCCGAAGCAGAAATCACCGGCAACTTCGATGCACTTGCAAGCATTCAGAAACTCCATTCCACGGCGGTCGTAAAGGCTGCGCAGGAAGAGTGGATGAAGTCAAGACCCGCTCCGCAGGGTGGCTCTGATGACGGAGATGACCGTCCGGATGATGCCCTTTCCGATGCAGAGTATTATCAGCGTTATTTTAAAAAATAAAAGCTGAAAGAAAGAGGTAAGCAAAATGGCAAACAACAGTTTCATTACAATTAAAAACATTTCCCGCAGAATCCTGCCCAGGCTGATGGAGAACCTGACTTTCCCCCAGCTCTGCTACAGAGATTACAACGACACTTTCGAAGCCGGTAAGGGCGATACCATCCAGGTAAAGAAACCCGTTATCTATACCGCTTCAGAGTTCAACGAGTCTGACGGTGTTACCGCACAGGATGTGAAAGAGCAGTCCGTTGATGTCACCCTGAACAAGCTTGCGACCGTTGATGTCGAGTTCGGTGCTGTTCAGAGAGCAACCAATGTCGATGACCTTGACAGACTCTTCGTTATTCCCGCAGCGGCAGCACTTGCAGAGAAGATCAACCAGGATGGCCTCAAGTGTGCGCTTGACATCCCCTACTATGTAGGAACTGCAGGAACAACTCCCGATGGTCTTGATGACTTCGCAAATGTTGCACAGAAGCTTGACGAGAACAAAGCACCCGTTGCTATGCGCCGTGGCGTATGGAACCCCGCCGCTCTCGCAAAGTTCCGTCAGATCGGCGACATCGTAAATGCCAACAAGTCCGGCACTACCGAGGCACTTCGTGCAGGTTCTATCGGTGACATCTTCGGCATCAGCAACTATATGTCCCAGGGCGTTGCAAAGTCCACGAAGACCGGCGCAGGCACCGTTCTCATCGACCATTCCGGCGGATATGCTGCTGGAACTACTGAAATCCATGTTGATGGCGTTTCCACCGCCCTTGCAGCAGGTGACAACCTCATCATTGGAGGCAAGATCTATGTGGTCAAGACCGCAGGCACTCTTTCCACCGCTGATCAGGACATCACCCTTACCTATGGTCTGCTTGCTGCTGTTTCTGACAACGATGCGGTCACTCTTGTGGATGCTGCTGTACACAACATCGTCTTCCACGAAAATGCATTCGCATTCGTTACCAGACCGCTTGCAACTCCCGCCGGCGTTGAGTCCTATGTGACCAATCAGTTCGGCCTGTCACTCCGTGTAACCCGTGGTTACAATATGCAGTTCAAGAAGGAAATGCTTTCCTGCGATATCCTGTATGGTTACAAGACCATGTATCCGGAGCTGGCTTGCCGTGTACTTGGCTAATTGAGGTAAAGAGATATGACGAGTGCTGAAAAGATTCTGCTTGTAAAAACTTTCATAGGGATGACAACGATGTCTGATTCGGCAATCTCCGATTATCTCGACCTTGCTGCTGATGAAATGATCGAGTATATGGGGGCGGAACTTCTGCCCCCTAAATTCGACAAACTGCATTGCAAACTTGCATCCAGGATGATTCTCCGCAGAGGAACTGAAGGTGAACGGCAGCACAACGAAAGCGGATCGACATCGGTCAACCGAGTATATGATTCCGTTGATGATGCTGACATCTTTGCTAGATTGCCGAGATATTGCGGGGTGGTATGATGAGGCTTTGTGAGAGAAATCTTTCGACCTTTTACTATTGTATGCATACCGGCAAGACGGAGATAACGATAGGGTCCGGACAGAGTGCTGAAGGTACTGGAGAGTTCAAGGACACATACGGCAATGCCGTTGCCTGTGTTGGGCATATTGGTGGAAACTCCGGAAGATCCGTGAACAATCCGTTTGGCATTATGGACGAGTATGAACGGACGATTATCGTAGCCGATAACAACTGTCCAATAAAGTCTGACACTGTGTTGTTTTTGGACAAACAGCCTGAATACGAAGTGGATGGTACGCCGAAATTCGACTACACGGTCGTGCGTGTTGGACAGAACCTTGGGTACTTCTATATCCTGGTAAAAAAGGTATGAGTGAATGCATTGGAATCGATGATGTCATCCGTGATTTGACCATCGTGTCTTCCTCGTTGAAGTACAAGGCAGACGAAATGGTGGATCGTCTTGCGGATGTCGGCTTGGAAGAAATGCAAGGTTTTCTGCATCCGCATGGTGATTACGATGCCAACGATACTGTCGTAGAAAAGGTGGCCACCAAAGCTTCAGGAACAAAAATAGTGGCAAAGGGGCATCAAGTAACATTCATCGAGTATGGGGCGGGTGATGCCACAACAAGTCC